GATGCACTGGGGGCTTTTCAATCCTAGTGCTGATGAGGCATTTATGGGACAAAGCCCATTGGCCGCCGCTGCTAGTGCTGGCGATCAACTCAATGCTGCCAACAAATGGCGCTACAACTTACTCAAGAACGATTGCCGACCTTCCGGTGTGCTCTCAACTGATCAGCCCATAACCACAAGCGATGAGAAGACCTTGAGCCAACGCCTAAAAGAGAAGGCACAGTCTAAGTTTCTCCTGTTAGGTGGTGGTCTTAAGTGGCAACAATTGGGTCTTACTCCCAAGGATGCTGATCACTTGGCAGGCTCCAAATTTAACAAGCAGGAGATTTGCGAGGTGTTCGGTGTTCCTACTCAGCTTCTAGGCATTGAGGGCTCTCAGACCTTCGCCAATATGGAGCAGGCCATTCTTCATTTGTATAACGAGACGGTTTTGCCCCTCGTTGAGCTTTACTTCTCTGAGCTGAACCGATGGTTCGCTCCTGAGTTTGGTGAAGGCATTGAGATATGTTACAACGAAAACGACATCAAAGCCCTTGAGCCTGAGCGCAAAGCAGCACTTGAGACAAGATTGAAATCTGATGTTCTTACGATGAACGAGAAACGAGATCTTCTAGGTTACCCAAGAATTGAGGAGCCGGACGCTGACACTCTATTCATCGACCCCAACAAAATACCATTAGGCATGGATGTCTTCACCAGTGACGAGATGGCCACTCAAGAGGCGGCCAAGTCATTTATGAGAATGGGGCTCTCCCGTGCTGATGCAGAATCTAAGGCTCTTGATCTCTTCACAGAGCGGAAATGCTTACACTAATTCACGGTGACTGCCTAGAAGAAATGGCAAAGATCCCTAGTGGCTCTGTTGATATGGTTTTGACTGACCCACCTTATGGGACAACGGCATGTAAATGGGATTCTATTATTCCCCTTGAGCCAATGTGGGAGCAGTTAAAGCGGATAATTAAGCCGAATGGCGCTATTGTGATGACTGCAAGTCAGCCGTTTACGTCGGCGTTGGTTATGTCGAATGTGAAGATGTTTAAGTATTGCTTGGTATGGGAAAAGACTATTTTTTCAAACTTTGCTCTTGTGAAAAAACAGCCCGCAAAAAAACACGAAGATTTAGTGATTTTCTATTCAAAGCAACCTGTTTATAACCCACAAATGGGGAAAGGTACACCTTATACTGACACGGAACGTAAGAGGACGATGGGCGTCATTGGTGATGCTGTGCCGATAAAAAATGCAATATATAACACTGGCACAAGATACCCATCAAGCGTTCAACAATTTAGCAATGGAAATAACGGAAATGTACACCCCACCCAAAAGCCAGTAGCCCTGATGGAATACCTCATCAAAACCTACACCAACGAAAACGAAACAGTTTTGGACTTTACTATGGGAAGCGGGACAACAGGCGTTGCATGTAAAAATCTAGGGCGTGACTTCATTGGTATCGAAAAAGATGATAAATATTTTAAGATTGCACAGGACAGGCTATGTCTCGCGCACAACGACTAAGACAAGCCGCAAAGATACGGAGACGGATTATTGTCATTGAACGGTTATTCACTGCTCGCATTGAAGCCGAGATGGATAGGGCAGCTAGGCAAATGGGCGAAGATTTTGGGCATGGTGGCCTTGAACGTGCTATCGTCGGGCTGGATGAAAGCCGTGAGAATCTTCGGGCGATATTAGAAGACTTGTACGCCATGGCCGGAGATAGCGCATTAAAGCTACTTCAAGAGGCTTACGGTGGCAAAGCTCACATCGGGAAGATCGAAACCAAGGGGGCAATTACTGAGGCACTCACTAGGCTTTCACTCTCATGGGCTCAACTGGCATTCGAGAAAGTTGTTGGTATCACGAACACGACCATTGAGATGTTGAGGCTCGCCACAATCAACGCTGTTCAAGAGGGAACTCCAGAACGCGAGCTAGGGCCGATCATTCAACAGACAATGGGCTCCACCAGTAAATGGCGGGGCCGTATGATAGCAAGGACTGAAACACACGCAGCTGTCATGGAGAGTCAGCACGAGCTAATCAAGGATATGGAGCTTCCAGAGTATCAACGTGAGTGGCTATCAGGGTCAGACGGTCGAGTTCGTAAGAGTCACAAGAGGGCTAACGGCCAACGAGTAGGGCCGGATGAGCCATTCGATGTAGGTGGGGACAAGCTCATGTACCCCGGAGATCGAAGTGGTAAACCTGCCAACGTGATTAACTGCAGATGCACGACAGTTGCTGTCTTTGACGATGAAAGTGATCAATCACAAATAGAATCTACGACTTCAACCTCAATTCAAGAAGATCTACCAACTTTCTTCACCGATAACGGAGTACGATAATGGGCGATAAAGTCTTGATTGATCTAGTTGAGGAATATCAATTTGTTACAGGCGACTCTTCTTTGCTTGGGGCGATGAGATTAATAAGCCCGTCCTTGAAGGATAAGCTAAAGAAAAAGCTTACTGTCTCAATAAGTGAGAATAAGAAATTTGACACAAGCCGATATTTAACTGACGACAAAATTGAGGCAGACTACTAATGAACCTTAAAGTCGGCTCTCTATACGAATACCGTGGGAAAGAAACTGCTCAGGTGAAAGTCAAAGGATTGAGTTGGGATTTCTGCCTCAGAAAAAGAATGGTGGACTTTGACTGCCGTGGCGAAATAATGAGAAGACCGTTTGATTACGTCGAGCGTGAGGAGCACCTTTTTCACGAACTAGACGATGAACTTTAAGAGAGTACAATAGAACCGAGGTAAAAAAACATGGATACATTGCTTTCAAGTCAGACCGCAAACGGTAGCGGGCCCACAGTCTCTATCAGTGACGGTGGCTTTAGATTACTAAGGATCTACGGCACTTTTGGCGGTGCAACGGCCACTCTTGAATACGACTTCAACGGATCGGGCACTTGGGTCGCTGATAGCGCAGGGGCTTACACAGTCGCGGATACCGCTCCACTTACAGTCAAGACAGGGCTTCAAATCAGAATCACGGTTTCAAGCGCAGGTGGATCAACCTCATTAAACGCGGAGCTTCTCTAATGAGTCTCCTCGGGCCAACAAGACACCCCACGTCAACGGTCATCAAAGGTTCAGTTGATGCCTCGCTATCTGCTAACCTGCCAACAAGTCCCGCCATTGGCGATATTTGGATTGTTTCTGTAGCTGGAGACTTTCAAAATGCTGCCCTTGTCTCACCAGCAAACTATGATTTTACGATTGGCGATGCGATCCTTTGGGATGGCACAAATTGGTTGGTTCGTGAGAGTGGGGATGATTCGCTCAAGACTACTTTAAATCTTTCTGATCTTGCTAGTGCATCGACAGCCAGAACAAACCTCGATGTTTACTCCACGACCGAGACAGATAACGCCATCGACACTGACATCGCGACTCACAACGGAGTCACAACTGCACACGGAATCTCTGCTTTCGGCTCAACTCTTGTGGATGACGCGGACTCATTAGAGGCACGGACAACTCTTGATGTCCCCAGCACGACTGAACTTACTCTCTCGACTCATGAGGAGCAGGAGCAGTGGTACAACATCATAGTTCCTCAGAACACTGCACTAGGGGTTCCTCCGTTCACAAGTTACACGTTCTTCGAACATTTCAAACTTTCGAACGCAACACCTTTCGATGTGATGATTAGAAGCACCGGTGATGGGACGGACATCGCGCATTATGGTAGGTCCGATTTTAACCTCACAACGGACGCAGAGATTCAAAACCTCGTAGCAAATGCCCTCACGGATTATTCTAGTCCAAACCAATCTGGTGACTCCATTACGGGTACAGCCAGAATCGTATTTGGTAGCATCATAAAATCCCAGTTCAATAATATAAGTGGGTTATATGAAGTCCATATTTACCTACAAGATAACGGTGGAAGTCGCGTTGCTCTCACAGGAACTTTCAACATCGCCACAACAGCGGCATCTCCTACGACAGAAATGCGATATTCAGACCTTTCTACTGTAGGAGGATCAGAGGAGTTCGCCGATGAATCACCTGCCACATCGTCTTTAATAATTGATTTCCGTCCAATTCTCGATGCAGAGGTGGACGCAAAAATCACCACTCACAACGGAGTCACAACTGCACACGGAATCTCTGCTTTCGGGTCTACCCTAGTGGATGATGCTGATGCCGCGACTGCACAATCTACGCTAGGTCTTGCTTCAACAATAACTAAGGTTGCACAGCAAGACGCAACGAGTGATATTGCCACTCAGACCTACACCATTCAATTAACAGATCACGGCAAGACATTATTCTTCACCTACGCAGGAGCAGTGACCATAACTCTACCTGCATCAATCGGTGATACTGTTCATGTCACTTGTGTGGTTGTCGATGCCGCAGGGTCTTTGGCATTCGTTGACGATGCGACATCCACAATAGTTTCAAAAGGAAGTCTCTTTTCTGTCACAGATCAATATGG